TACTGAGCGATCCATTAAAACTTCCAACATTGACTCCGACTCCAGAATTCAACAAAGCCATAATCTGATTTTTCAATTCGCCGTCACCACGAATCATGTTGAAAACTTTTTTGGAAACGTCTGGATGTTGTTGTATTAGGTTCAACGATCCATCAACTGATGTTTTTAAAACAGACCAGTTGGGTTCAGATGCAACTTGAAAATAATTGTCAAGCATTGTGTCATAGCGATTGCGGACAGCATCGGAATTTTTTACGTGCTCTTCTTCCAATTGTTTTTGTCGAACGGGAAGTTGACCTTCCAAATTTGGACGTGCAACAGTTTCAGGATAAAAACCAACATTGGTAGTCGAATGATCTTCCGCAGGACGTGGTGATGCAGATGTTCCTGAAGATGTACCTTGCATGGCGTCATTGCGTTTCTTATTCAGTTCAGCAAGCGCCTGTTTGTTTTCTGGAGTAAATCCTTCAGTTTGAATTTTTTTGTTCAACGCATCAACTTGTGCGTTGATTGAAGTCAAATCTGGCTTGACATTGGGGTTTCCCAAAGGCAAGTTTTCTTTAGGACTTGGCTGGTTCAACAAATTCTTAGATGCGTTTTGCAAAGCAGATTTTTCTTCCGGCGTAATTTGAATACCCGCAGCCACTTTTGCTTGAATGGCAGAAATAAAATCACGAGTTGCACCACTTGTCAGCTCTTGACGTTTTTGCTGTGCAGCCAATTGTGCTTGGGCGGCTTTTGTTGAGGCAGAGTCTGGAGCAATACGAACAAGTTCTTTGACCAATTCTTCAGTGACTGGTCCTTGATGAGCCGCATAAATGTCAGCAGCCTTTTGGTTTTGACCCATTGCAATCTTGGATTGAGCCAACTGTGTGCGCATCTGAGCAATTGGCAACTGAGACTCACGTTGTTTCTCAATGTTTTCACCCAAAGCATCAGCAGCAGACCCCAAAGAAGCCGTAAAACCTCCCAATTGAGGCTTGGCAAAGCCAGCAGCCACCTTGAACCAGTTTGGCTGGGCATAGCGTTGCTCAAGTGCGTTGATTTGCTGTTCAAGAGACTTCTGATACTCTTGAAGATCAGACTCTTCAGCGCCAGCAGGGTTGATCTTTGATGGATCAGTAATCAATGTGGTTGTCTCAGCCATGTCTTATCCCCCTTGATTTGGATCAAAATTGTTAGTATTTGGATTCCAAGTGAACTGTGCATTAGTGTTTGGATCAATCCAAGTTTGACTTGAAGAATCCCACTCATATCCATTATTAATCGCAGCAGTTGCCGCATTGGTCTGCGTATCTGAAATTGGTGAAGTTGTGTTGTTTGTTGAGCCAACATCATTTGTGTTTGGTACTGTGGCAAACGGATTAAGCGCTTTGACCAAACCAGACAAGCTGGAAATATTCGAGCCGACCAACTGGCTTGCCAAGTTGGTTGTTTTTTGGTTTGCGCCAGTGCCTGTTGTGACTGGTGAGAACAATCCTTGAACGCCAGATGCAACAGCCGCTGCACCAGACAATGGAGAAGCGTTCATCGTTGTCTCTGTCGAAGTTGGAACAGTTTGACCTTGCAGCAACCCAGCCACTTTGGACAAGGTGTCCAGTGGGAACAACTGTTGGTTTTGGGCAATCGTTTGTTGCTGTTGACCCAGCGTAGACAAGGCGTTGATGTCTGCCAAACCAAGGTTTTGGTTTTGCGCAGCCAAGTTGCCTTGAGCTTGTCCAGCCGCTGTGAGGTTTGACTGGCCTGTGCCAGCAGCAGACGCAGCAGTCGATCCTGCTTGGTTGGCCACTTGGTTTTGCTGAATTGCTGAATTGAGGGCGTTTTGGTAGCCTGTGTTGAGCAGGTTTGCAATTTGGCTGTTGGTCTGTTGGTTGGCCAGCACATCGGCTTGGCCAATTGCTTGGTTGGCTCGACTTGAGCCGAACTGACCTGAACCAGTGGCTGCGGCAAGCACAGATGGGTTCAGGTTCATGTTGATGTTGTTTTGATTGATGTCCGACAAGCTCTGAGCCGCAGGCATCAAGTAGCTGCTCAGATACTGATTGGCTTCAGCGGCAGGATTTGTAGTTGCTTGACTCAGGTATGGCGAGGCCGCCGCCAAAGGCGATGTAGCGTTTGTGGCGGAATTGAGCGTGTTTCCAGCGGCTGTCAGCGTGGGTTGATATGCCGATGCCGCACCAGTCACATCTTGGAATGCTTGCTGTTGCAGAGGCTGCGCACCAACGTATTGAGCATTTGTGCCAGCGGCTGTGCCCGCGTTAGCAAGGTTGCTCAAATAGTTGGTGTAATACGACGGCGCGTTGGTTGATACAAGTTGTGAGGACTGGAGCAAATTTGCCATGATTAACCTTTCATCGCCATCTTGAGGTATTCAAGAGGAGACTTTGCCTTTGGTGGGATTTTAGTGTCTGGAGCCGATCTTTTGTGCGCACGCAGTTCTTCGCGCATCTTGTCGAGCAATTTGGCGCCACGTTTGTTGTCGCCGCCGCCGATTGCCGTGACGAGCGGGGCGTCAAGCACCACCTCGCCGTCAGCGATCTGTGCTGGCACAAACTCACCTTCGTGGTGGTCGTGGTGCGGAAATTGGTTTTTGAAGTGCATCAAGGATTGGTAGCCAGCCTTGCTTGAGCCATCGCCCAGCGCGGCCACGGCGTCAGCGTCAATCACATAGTCGCCGTCGCGCAGCATGGCAGGAATGTCGTCCGATTGACCTGTGCCGCCGCCATGGGCGTAATAGCCTGTCACGCCTGTGATGAACTCAGGGTGATGACCTTCAGGGGCTGCATCTTCATATTTGTGGATGTCGCCACCATGAGCGCGGTGAATCATTCCGCTGAGTGGACCTTGCCCCATTTGACGCAATTGCGTCATTGGTGCGGCAGGCTGATGTCCTTGAGGACGCAAAACTTGTGGCTCAGTTGGTTTGACGAATGCAGGATTCAACATTTTGTTGATCTCAGCCAAACCACCTTCTGCGTATTTTGCATTCGACAAACCAGTGTCAATGACTTTGTTTGATGGGTTAATCAGAATGGAAGCCAGCTCAGGCACAAGGGATGAGTAAAGCTGTTTCAACTGATCTGGATTCAAAGCCTTTTCGCCGCTTGCCGTAAATTCAGACGGTGCGTTGGACATTGTGGGGTCTTGATAGTTGAAAGAACCGCCGCTGCCAGTTGTGCCGGGCGTAGCATTGACTCCTTGTTTTACCAAGTTTGATGGAGCTGTGGTGGGCAAAATTGCGTTTGCAAAATTTACCTTGGGCAAAATAATGTTGTTGGATGTGTCGGTAGGAGCCACAGCCGTGCCAAGCACATTTGGATTGTTGATGAATGAGTTTGGATCGCCAAGGTTGGCAGAGGCGTTTGGAGCGGTGTAGCCCAAAGCGCTTTCAGTGCCACCATCAAGCGTTGGCAACGTCAAGCCTTGCGCACCATTCATTGAGTTGAGGTTTGGTGATGTCGAAGTTGTTGCACCAAACCCACCAAGATTTTGTCCAGATGTCAGGCTTGTATCCAGACCAGACGAATAATCTGTCGTAGGCGCTTGATCTCCAGTCGCAGTTGGCAAAGATGAAACCGAAGGCAAACCACCAGATGCAGATGGTGAATTCACCAAACTGTTTAAGCCTGAGTTGCCCAAATTGTTGATGGCGGCAGACAAAGCCCCAGTAATTGGGTTTTTGCCAGTCAGTGCGGAGCTTGCTGCACCAGATGCAGCAGAGCCAGCAAGATTGCTTCCAGTTTCTGCTGCAACATCTTGACCAATTCCTGAAGCTGTATAGCTTACTGCGGCTTGTGTAAGTGCTTGAGTTGGAGATGCACCATGTGCCAAAGCATCACCAGCAGTCACGGCTGGCAATAATTCAGGTGCAACAATTGCCGTTGCAACTTTTGCAACCGTCCCAATTGGGTCTTGAATTGCGCTGGAAACAGTATTATTAATAATTGTTTCGGCAGTATTTAATGCACTTGATGCAACATTACCTACAGCATTTAATGCGCCACCAACTACATTAGAAAAACCACCCAAAATATCACCAAAAAGTCCGCCGCCACCTCCGTCACTTCCACTTTGTAATGGATTTGTTCCAGCAACTGCATTTGTAACATCTGAAACAACGTTTGTCACTGCATTAACGGCAGAAGACACAGGGCCATACAGTTTGATTTTTCTGTCGCCAACATGTCTAAAAGCCTCAAGCGGCAGATCAGGTATATCAAGAAGATGATTGTTTCTCATACTTTAGCCATCCAGTTGTATTTTGGCTTGTCAGAATGCTCAACATGGACGCCGAGTCGAATGAGCATTTGAACAATGCCGGGATTGTCAGCCTTGCCGTACACACGCTTGATGGGCGTGCTACGGATCACTTCAATAAAGTGAGGCAATGACCTCATTAATTGCATTGGAGTTTCTTGAGTGAATAAATGAAGTTCAACTTCATGATCACCAATATTGACCAAAAACAAAATGCTGTTGCCAGCCGACATCAATGAGCCTTTGCGGTCATGGATTTCTTTGGCAACATAAGTCAAAACTTTTGCTGGATCAACACCATGTTGTTGACAATCTGCCGTGATGATTTGTGAAGGTGTCATGTGTTCCCCAAGTTCATTATTCCTACCATGCTCTCAGCCCATTCTTGCCAAGTTGCAAATTGCCTGTGATCAGGTACGCCCGATTGGACAAAGTACCCGATGCCGTTCATTCCATCGACCCAGTCGCGCCATTTGTCCTCGGTGACGTGACCAAGTTGGTTTGACGCAAACAACTCTTCCATAAGACGACAGTAGTAGTCCCATGTCAAGTTGCGTGGGTCGTAGACGATCATGGGTTGCCCGTTCCGCGGACGTCGCCAGTGTCAAGGCTCAAGATCACTCGACCCATGTAGTAATTGCCGCCCAAAGTATTTGACTGGAAGCGCAGACGCATCTCACGACGCTGCTCACGCATGTCCACTTTCAGGGTGGTCGGATCAAAATAATAAGGGTCTGATGTGATGTCAGTGTCATCAGCATAGCCTTTACCAGTGACGATCACAGACATTTGACCAGATTGGACAAAGTCAGGCTCAATGCGTTCGCAACGAGTCCACATGTTGTCGCCGGGCTGTTGTTGAGAACCCACCAAACCTGCATATGTGCCCAAGGAAGGCGTCTCAAAATATGAGTTGATGGCGTTGACTTGATCGGTGTAAATCTGGTCTGTACCAGTCTCGTGCTGCCACAAGGTGTAGAACTGGCTCATTGTTGCCGTGATGGTCAAACCTGTTCCGCCAGATGGTGCTCGTGCAATTGTTGACGTGATGCCCACCAATGGGTTTGGATACGACCCGCCGTTGATGATTGAAAGACCAGTAACCGAGCTGCCTGACACGCTGGTAACAATCAAAGCAGCAGGCGGGTTTCCAGCGCCACCAGACACCGTGATCGTGTCATTGATGGCATAATCTGTACCGCTTGCGTTGATGGTCACTGAAGTGATTTGATAGCCTTGTGATACGTTTCCACCCCAAACTGGGAATCGGAAAACCTCGGAGAACGCTCCAGCCGATCGAGTTGCAGCAGGAGATTGACCAGCGTCGTACCAAACCTTTTCACGCACGTTGTAGACAACTGCATCGGTGCACTCCGTAGCACTCCCTCGTGGGTAAAAGAACCAAATTTCTCCCCACCGTGGAATCTTGCTCACCCAAACTTTTTGACGTTGTTGGTAGTTGAGATTGTCAAAGAACCAGTTTTGGTTTTGACTGTTTGGAATTTCTTGAACAACGCCGTTGTACATCAAGAAGCGATCGACGCCTGCCCAGTAAAAGATGCCATCGTATTCAATGACGCACTGGCTGGACATGATGGACGACTGTTGCGTGATCAAGTCATAACGCCAGTAGTAGTTCACAGACCCCACAGACTGCGGTGCATAGGTCACCCGCACGACTGAGTCTAGCGTCCAGAAAAGTCCAGCAGGCGACGTTGTGCCACCACGCAAAGGCAATCCTTTGACGACCTTTGTGGATGAGACGTTGTTGGCGTTGGCATCACCTTGAGTCCAGTTGTTGAAGTCACCTGCTGCGCAGTTTTGGATCAGCCCGTTGTTTCCATAGGCAAACAAGTAAGGGTAGAGCATCACCACGCCACCCGACACGCTGATGTTATTGTCGAATGTAAAGGTGTAGGTGCCAGACGATGTGGCGTTGGCGCTCAAAGTGGCTGTGTAAACGCCGCCAGTGACAATTGCCGACACCACGGTGGTGCCTGCTGGAATGCCTGTACCGCTCACCGCAACACCCGGACCAACGCCCAGAATGGTCGTTGCAAAGGTCATTTGATTTGAGGTGGAGGTAATGGTGCCAGATGCTGTGAAAACGCCTACGGGATTCAATGTTGTGCCCGTAAATTGACCAAACAATGGTCGGGTGTTGACGGTGCTGGTGATGTCGGTCAAATTTTGTCCGGGGTGAGCAATCAACATATTGCTGCCGCCACCAGTGGAGTCATAACCAATATCCATTTGCCACAAGTTGTTGGCATTGGCGCTGAAACTGTTCAACGTGAAGTTGACTGGACCAGTACCCACGCCATCGGTTGCCGCCGTTACCCACTGTTGCAAACCGCCGCTGTAGCCAGAGACAATGTAGTTCAGGCCGTTGCTGGCGCTCATAATCATGCCGCGGGAGATGCCAGCAGCATCCAAAAAGATGCCCTTGTAGCCTCCCATTTTGCGAGGCAAGCCACTTTGAAAACGCACCCATTGGCCATCCACGTAGCATGGCGAATTGAATTGCGTGCCATCGCGTTGGATGCCGGGCTTGATCTGAAGTGCAACGACCTTTGATGTCATTAAAACGCTCCGCCGGGAATGCCTACGGGCACAAACAATCCGCTTGCGCTGAGTGTCAAAGCGTTTGATCCGCCCACGGTAAATCCAATCTGACCGCTTCCCACCAAGTACATGCCTGTTGTGAGGTTGCCAAGGAAATTCAAAGAAGGTGCGCCAGCAGAGCCAACGCCAAGGGTCAATGAAGCGCCAGACACTGTGGCAGTCTGCGCGTTGTAGACGTTTGTGCCATCACAAATTGCAATGATCGTTTGACCTTGCGGCAACGTCAAAGTCGATCCGCCCGAGGCCGATGTCTTGAATGTCAGCGTGTACGAGCCACTTGTGTTGTTTTGGAATGAATACAACTGAACAGTTGAAGGCAAAATCACAATCTGGTTGGATGCCAGCGTGCCGCTGTATTCTTGAATGGTGTTTGACGCCTGAGTCGCCGACAGCGTGGTTGTGCCGCCAGTCACTGTGACTTGCAATTGAGTGTAGTAGAAGGTGTTTGAGCGACCATAAGCAAAGGTATTGAACCCTGAGCCGTTGGAAACAATCACCAACGACTCAGTGATCTGCAATTGTTGCGATGGGTTGCCGTCAATCGTGTCTGTGCCTTGAGGCTGAATAGTCAAGATGCCTGTGCCGCTGTTTCGGATCATGGCAAACCAACTGTTGCCCACCAACGATGAGGAAGGCAAACTAACTGTTCCCGCACCACCTTCCCAAACATAAAACGATGCACGATCGCTGGCTTGCAAAGTGTAGCCAGAGTAAATCGTGTTGACGTCATATGCTTGGTTCAACGTAGTGTTGATGGCCAACAGACCATAGCCTGCCAGCGTTGCTGCGTTTGCCGAAGATGTGCCAGCGCCAAAGGTCACCACAGCCCATACACCATTGACCGTGGTGTTGTCGGTCAAATAGATGAATTCAGCAATTCCCGATGGAATGCTTGAAATTGTGTTTACGCCGTTGTCAGTCACCGTAAAGGCGTTTGAGCCAATGTTTCGGATGATGACGCTTTGACCCTCAGACACTTGCGTGGCTGGGGGCATGATCAGATGCAATCCTGTGGTTGTTGCTGTGACGTCAATGATGTTGGCCACCACGTTGGTGGTGTTGCCGTTGATTGGCCACTGCAATGCTGTGTCTGTGCTGATGGTTAACGGCTCATACCCAACTTGCGATGGGTTGATCGTTAAACCAGAATATGGGTCGATGTATGTTGTCATGATTAAGAATCCACGGCCACGGCCTGTCTATCCCCAACACGAGCCACATCCTCGGTTTTCAGGGCGTTGATTGCTTCAGAATATTTTTGCTGAAAGATTGCTCGGCTGTCGTTCTTCAAGAATGGCATGGCCTGCAAAAGAGTTCCGTATAGCATCGCATTGGGAGCATACTGGGTCAGCCAGTTGGTTTGATTGGTTGAACTCAAAGGCGCAATCCGTTCGTAAAACAACACCTCAAAAGTGTAGTTTTGATCGGGTGTTGGTGCCAAGTACCAGTGTTGGTAGTCGGTGTCAGCGTAAAACTGTGGTGTTGCATTGGTTGCGGCATTTGGCCAGTAGTTCAACAAATATTCCAACTTGCGCAACAAAACGGGCTGTGTTTGTCCAGCATTGTTCAATGTGAGCGACACCGTTTTGCGCCAGCGTGCAGGCTTGGCCAAGATTGGGTTTCCTGCGGTCATGGTGGCCGTGGCCACAGTCAACTGACCCAAGGTCTTGATCTCTTGGGCAATTTCAAATTCAGCCAAAGTGATGAAAGTTGGAATGGCGTTGACGACAGCGGCGTCACTGCGCTCCAGATATTGAAGAACGATTGACGTCAGACTGTCATAGGTCATCACCCATGACGGAGTTATTGTGGCTGGTGTAACGGTCGCCATGTGAGTCCTTTACGGTTGCGTGATTGTCCCATTAAGCGCTTAGAACGGCAATAGCATGTTTTGTCAATGCTACCCGTTCGTCTAGCCCAAATGTGCCGCCGTTGATGATTTTGGTGACTTTTGTCCAGTCTTCTGCGGCCGCCGCAGCGTTCAGGTTGTGGGTTGACCAAAACCAGCCTGCACTCAGCGCAGCGTATTTAGGTGTGGACACCAGATCGGGGTTGGCCACAAGATCGGTACCGATGGCCTGACCGCAGTGCCAGTAGCCATCATGCCCCGTGAGTTGGATCGCACCCCGACCTCGGAACCGATACCCGTCCCCAGACGCTTCGTCACGATTGCCCATGCGTGAGGCGTAAACTTTGTTGGCGATGCGTTGCGGCTGGTGCGAGTAGGCATTTGCAATCTCCATGGTTGGGAACCGTTGTGGCCACAATTGGTGCAACGTCTCGGCCTTGTAGTTCAGATTCTCCTCCAAAGTCTTGAAGTGATTGCACTCATGGCTGCACTGGCCAATAAAAGCCGCCTGCTCATCCACGTTGACAAGCCCAAACTGCTGAAATGTCTCATTGAGGGGATCAACCCATTCAGCACCAATTCCTAATTGATGTAGCTGTGCGGCCGTAATCATTTTTTGCCCCCGTTCATCACTTTGAAGACTTCCATGTAAGCGTCAATGCAGGCATTTAATTGCCTTGTGTTGGCGTCGCCTTGGTCGGTGATGGCGACAAGAGATTGAGCAGCCGCTGGGTCAAGTTCGGCTCTTGCTTGAACGCTATTTCCGCAGGAAGAGGCGGCATCTGAGGAGGCTGGTACGGGGC